TCAGAGGCTCGTGTTTATAAATGTGAAAGCCTGTCTTATGCAGATGACGGTTTAGTCGAAGTGACTGGGTCAGTATCCCCGTTAAACGATAAGGGCCAGCTTTTGCTTTTAGATTGGGATGCAGACAGCGATTTTATTGAGGAGGTCTACTGATGGCATCAACACAGCGCAAATTCCCTACAAATATTTGCCCAACCGGCAGAACTTATAAACCCGGAAGGCTGCCTGAAACATCGTTTGAGGCTAGAAATGGTGCGGTTTCGTTTGTTCAATACGGTCAAAATTTTGTGAATGCAGAGCTAACGCTTGATTTTGCCAACATCAATGACGCAGTGGCAAGCCAGATTTTGCAGCATTACGAGTCAGTGCGTGGAGACGACTATGTCGTTTTTGGCAAAGCCGCTGGTTTGCAAGGTCTTAACCAAAGCTTGATAGATGAACAAGTCGTTCAAAACGGTAAAAACCTTTTGCGGTGGAGGTATAGCGCAGCGCCTCAGCTAACAAGCGTTTACCCAGGCGTCTCAACGGTTCAAGTGCAATTTGTGGGTGTGTTGTACGGGTCTTAGAATGGAATAACTGATACGTAGTCGTCCGATGTATTTTTCAGGTCAGCACGGCAAAATGAAAATCATTGCAGCGGCTGGGGCTTTGGGCGCTGAAACCACGGTTGGGCGGCTCAAAAACTGGAGTTATACAACCCAACAGCAAACGCTAGATACGACAAGTTTGCAGGACACTGATAAAACCATTATTGCCGGGGTACGTTCCGCTAGCGGTCAAGCCTCTTTGCTGTATTACTCGGAAGCAACAAGCAACGTTGCACAGGTTGGCGGTTATTTGATAAAGCCTGGTAGCAAGCAATATGACACTCAAAATTATGGCGTCAACACTCCGCCTGAGCTTTGCCGAATAGAATTAAGCATTCAAGATGGGGGCGAGATTGGTGTTTATGCTTTTATCACCAGTTTTGCGATGACCTGCAGCGTAGGCGAAATCGTCTCGGCTGATATTAGTTTTGATGTGCATGGCGCTCCTTATGAGTGGACCTTCTGATTTATGACCGTTTACCTTGGCGACTCTGGCGGGATTGAAATCGAGCGCACGTCTGGTGAGCCGGTCAGACTTACCTTGCTGTCTGGTGATGTATCAACAGCAAAACGACGGTTTAGCCCTGAGGAGGATGTACTAGGCGTTTTTATTAGCGGTGATCAAGTTGATATTGCAACTGTTGACGGTTCAGAGCTTCATTTAATTGATGGTCATGGTTACCCAGATTGGCGCGGTTTTATTTTTGTTGATGCTTTAGGTGGCTTGCGCCTATTTAATACATTTCAAAAGGCAATCGCTGGCGAGATGCAAAACGCTGTTGCGCTTGTTGATTGGCCTTCTCGCCAAAACATCACTATTACAACGCGCTCAGATAATTTTACGCCACTGGCCAAAATTACCTCATACGATTTCACAACTGAACGCGAAACTGTTCGTACAGACATTTTAGGTAGTCAATTTGTTCAGCAATATGAAGCTGGTCTTATCTCAGGGCAGGGGACTATTAATTGTTTTTGGGAGTGGCAATATCAGCTTTGTGATCCAGAAAATCAAGCTACTGGCGTTGAGTTTTCTGCGTATCTTGCGCGGTTGTGCGTTCGTATAACTCAAGGCGCTGATTTTATTGGTCGCTTTTTTGTCTATAAAGACCGCAACCCCGGCACCAATTCAGTGTGGCATGAGGCACGCTGCGTTATTACTAGCGTATCAATTTCAGTTGATGTAGACCAAGCGATCACTTCAACTATCGAATTTGTGACCACTGACCAATTCAAACTTTTGACCGGTGTCCCCCCTGCGTACCTTCTCCAAGAGGATGGCATCAGTTTGATCTTGCAGGAAGATGGTGTAAGTCGGATAATTGTGGCCGACTAGAATCTAAATATTGGTTGACTAAAGGCGGCACATGCCAGACACCGAGATCAGTAATTTGCCGCCGTTGGTGGCTTCTCAGATACAAGATGATGATGTCTTGGCTATTGCCGATCTGTCGGCGACAGAAACCAAAAAAGTCAAGGCTGGTGATCTGGTCATTGGTGTGCTGGACAATTTGCCAGACGACTCCATCAATCCAAATAAGCTGAATTGGAGCCAGTTAGACAGCGACAGCATTAGTGGCGATGATATAGCAGACGCGTCTATTGCTGATGAAAAGTTATTCGGGAATACGCTTACCTCTAGGGTTATCGCCCCGAACGCTATTGGTGCATCTGAACTGGCCGATGCAAGTGTTGACACAGCAGCCCTACAAGTTGGGGCGGTAGATAATGGCGCCTTAGGAACAAACTCAGTCGATAACCGGGTCATTCAAGACGGTGCAATTAGTAACGCCAATTTGGCTGCGTCGTCCGTAACAGTTGATAAATTATCGCTTAACGCAGATGATTTGCCAGGGTCTGTAATTACAGGCGGCACCATCACGCCAGAAGAGTTGCAGGCTGACTTGCAAGGTGACGTCATCCTGGCGGATTCATCAATCGGGACAAGTTTGCTGACTAACCTTAGCGTTACAGTTGACAAGCTATCTGCTAATTGTATTGATACTTCTAAAATTATTAATAATGCCGTCACTTCTGACAAAATTATTTCTGTTAGTGGTGGGCAAATTCTTGCAGCTACTGTTACCGCTGATAAATTTAGTGTAGACACTTTTACGCGAGGTTTAGATAACAGCGGCCTTAATGTCGGCATCACAAACGCAGTTACTGCAGCTACAACAAGCGGCATCAGCTACAACGAACAGGGTTTAATCACTGGTTCGGTCCCTTTGGTTGGCCCTGACCTGCCGCCTGCTACTGCCTCCGATATTGGTGGGATTAGCGTTCCCGCTGGCAGCGGTTTAACGGTCAGCGCACTCGGTGCAATCGACCACGTCACATTGGTTAGTGCCGCCACCCGCAGTGGGATCAGTTATGACGAACATGGCCACATAACAGGCTCGGTTCCGCTGCTAGGTACGGACCTTCCTGCTGCCAGCACCACCCAGCTTGGAGGGGTAAGCATTCCGACCACTGCGGACAGCCCGTTAATTATTAATGCCGCAGGCGAACTTACTCATAAATCGACGGCGTTTGGTGCTGCAAGCAACCTGGCATCAGTCAATGTTGACAGTTATGGCCTGATCACTGGGGGCAGTGCTCAACTTATCGCGTCACAGGTTCCCCCATTAGATGCCAGCAAAATTAATACGGGGCAATTCCCAACATCATTGCTGACTGATAAATCGATCACAAAAGAAAAGTTAGCCAATTATTCTATTGCTTATATCCAAGAGGCAAGCCCTGAGATTTCTACAGAACTTCATACGGGCATTCTGTGGCTTCAAGAGTCAACGGGCCAACTAAGAATGTGGAACGGGAACTCGTTTTTCCCGATTGGATTTGGTCGGCTTGCACAAGAAAACCTTAGATTTTGCGGAACTGTAGATGCAACAACGGGGCTAATTACAACGCTAAACGATAGTGGCCGAACTGCTGGTTTTGCAGTCGGTGCAGCCCCGCCGGTTGCGACTGATGCAATTGGTGGCGCTTATTTTGTTGTAGATACAGCAGGTTCAAATATTAGCGTTGTCCCTGCCACCGCCTTTGATGAAGGTGATTGGTGCCTTTGTATTGATCAAGCTAATGGTTGGGTCCGAATTGACACAATTTCTGGTGGTGGCGGTTCCGCATTAATACGGCTAAACGACCTTTTAGATGTTGACATCAACAATCCCGTTGTTGGTGACGCTCTGTTCTATAACAGCACAACCAACAATTGGTCAAACCAATCAACGCTTTCGTCTCGAATCACAATCAGCGAAGCGTTCGATGGTAGTAGGACATCTTTCACGCTTTCAACAACCGTTGATTCAGTTAATGCAACAACATTGGTTTTGTCGGGCGTTACACAAGAACCGGGCGTTGATTATGACATTGCATCAGGAACATCAACTCTAACCTTTAGTAGCGCACCATCTACGGGATCAGGTTATTTCTTGTTGTCGCAAGCCATTCAAACGTCAGCCGGTGGAGGCGGTGCGAGCTTGCCGCCGGGCACCGCTGCAAATGAATATTTGCAATGGAGCAATTCTCTTGGGGCTTGGGCTCCATCTACCGAACTTGACGGAGGTTCTTTCTAATGACTCGCACCCGCGCACAACTTGTCCAGGCCCAGACCCATACAGAGTCAGCTCGCGACCTATTGCCAGTAGTGCAGCAAGGTCGATTGATCTGGAACGCAACTGCGAATTCACCGCAGATGTATGACGGCACCCAGTGGGTTGAGGTATTTAACTCTGATTCGTCCATCCCTGGCAATTTGCTATCGGGCAATGTTGACGCCGCCCTTTTAAATGGTGAGCTTGACGGCGGTTTTTATTAGGCTAAATCACATCTACTAAAATATGCGTAGCGCGGTACGCGCCAGTTCTTTACTGACCGAAGGGTTTACTCATGGCTGTCAATGTTCGCTTAAAGCACTCTTCAGTTGATGGAAAGGCTCCGGTTGCTTCTGATTTGCTTGAGGGTGAGGTAGCTCTCAACATTCATCAGAATTCACCCGCTGCTTATATCAAGGACAGCAACGGCGATATTGTGAAGCTGGCTGGTGCGGGCAGCGTTACTGATGCAGATGCTGTCAAAAAGAGCGAGACAGCATCGCAAAACATGGCTGGGGACTTAACCCTCGGCACTGACAAAATTACGCTTGATGCAGGAACCGGCGAAATCACTGCGGACGGCGTTAGAGCTGAACAGGTAGATGTAACTCAAACAGGCTCCGGTTATACTTACATCGGCAGGAAGTCAGATGGCACCGCCACTTTTTTTATAGGAGACGACGGCAGTGGTAAGTTCGCTGCGGATACGATTGTTGGAGAAAATAATGGTTCGGCGTCAACAAATGCGTCAGGTATTTATATTGGCAAAGAAGGTTACATAAGTTACTTTAAAAGCAGCTCCGAAGCCAGTGATTTTATTGTTTGCAGAAAACATGGTAATGCACATCCTGTAGCCAGTATTGCCAGTGATGGATCATTAAATGCGGCTGGTGACGTAAAGATTGGAGGGACTCTTCCTTCATCGCCCAATATTACGCTGAGTGCAGCGGGATCAATAACTGCGGCGGGTGACCTGCAAGTAGGCGAATCATCTTTCAGTGGCAATGATGATGGTGTAATTGTCCAGACAAATGGACGGATTACAGCTTCAGCGGCTGATGGTTCTGATGTTTGGAACGGCTTCACCACTGGTGGCAATAGAACCTCTGTTATTGGTGCGGACGGATCAATAACTGCGGCTGG